TCGAAGAACAGCACCGCCTGGCGGCCTAAGCTACGGAAATAGCTTCGAGAGCCACTTTCACAACGGCTCTCCATTACAAAGCCTATCTACGGGTGGGCTTGATAATGAAACCGGAGTTAATTTCTGGTCACTAATTAACGGCAGTACCGCGAAACAACCCAAGCCAGTAAGTGGGGGAAATAACAGCGTTGTATCGTCGCAGTATCACCGCATTAACAATGACCGCAGCCCTTAATGGGAGCTCCTTCTGCGTGAGTGTGCAATGATAATCAATAACGATGCATACCGGGGTTTGCAGCTTTTACGATGGCTGGTTTATCCCTCATTGCTCGCCATCTCGATGCGGGGGTAGAAGAAATCGAGGGTGTTTTACAGGGTTTTTCACTATGAAAGCTCTATAAAACAGAATTTGTTTTATATGCGCCTACGGGTGATATACCAACTAAGCAAAGGAATATTCCAATATGACAGGTCTGACAATTAAGCAAGAAGCTTTCTGTCAGGCATACATCGAAACGGGTAATGCTTCTGAGGCTTATCGGACGGCGTATGCTGCTGACAAGATGAAGCCGGAGGCAGTACATGTTCAAGCGTGTAAGTTGCAGGATAACCCTAAGATAGCCCTAAGGATAAAAGAATTGAGGGGCGAGATTAAGCAACGTCATAACGTCACCGTCGATTCTCTCCTCGCTGAACTGGAAGAGGCTCGACAGAAAGCTTTGAGCGCAGAAACGCCTCAATCATCAGCGGCTGTAGCGGCAACGATGGGTAAGGCCAAGCTTACCGGGCTTGACAAGCAGGTCGTGGAGTTAACAGGTCAGGGTGGCGGCCCAGTTCGGGTAGTAACTATGTCGCCTGACGATATTAAGCGGGTGATGGAGAATGACGACTGCTGACGATTCCATCCGCGCCAGCATGTGCGAGGCTGACGGGCTTTATTTTGCGCGTTACTTCTTCAAGCAGCGCACCGGTGGCAAGATGATTGTTGCGCCTCACCACAAAGTGATTCAGCAAACACTGGATCGCGTCATTGATGGTGAGATACAACGCTTAATCATCAACGTCCCCCCTGGCTACACAAAAACAGAACTGGCAACCATCAACATGATGGGGAGAGGGCTGGCACTCAACAACCGCGCTCGCTTTATGCACCTGTCCTATTCGCACAACCTGGCTCTGCTGAACTCCTCGACCGCGCGCGGCATGATTAAGTCGCAGGCGTACCAGTCTATGTGGCCTATGGCATTGCGTGATGACGCAGACAGCAAGGCTATGTGGTGGACTGAACACGGCGGCGGTGTCTATGCGTCGTCAGCTGCCGGACAGGTTACCGGATTCCGTGCCGGGCATATGGAGCCAGGCTGGCAGGGTGCGCTGATCATCGATGACCCGGTCAAGCCGGATGACGCTTATTCCGATACTGTGCGAAACGGCGTTAACAACCGCTTTAACGAGACAATCAAATCACGACTGGCGATCGAGACGACACCGATGATTGTCATCATGCAGCGCATTCACTACCACGACCTGAGCGGCTATCTGCTGCGTGGCGGGAGTGGAGAGAAATGGCATCACCTGAATCTGCCGGTGATTATCGACAATAGTCAGCCATACGCTGCGCAGTATCCTGAAAATACCCACGCTATACCAATTGACCATGGCCTGCCTGATGGCTGGCTATGGCCGTTTAAACATAACGAATCACATCGTGTATCGCTGTTCTCGCACCGTCGCACCGCCGAAGCTCAGTACATGCAGAAGCCTCGCAGGTTTAATGCCGAAGGAGCCCTGTGGACAGAAGTGATGATCAGCGCAGCGCGAGAACTGCAAATTCATCATGATAAGGTTCGCACCGTCGTAGCGATTGACCCGCAGGCAACGAATAGCGATGAGAGCGATGAAACGGGAATTGTTGCTGCAAGCTCATATGGTGGCGGCGATAAAAAGCAGTTCTCTGTGGATGGAGATTACAGCGGCAAATATTCGCCCGCAGGGTGGGCCAAGAAAGCTATATCGGCCTATGAGCAGCACGAAGCTGACGCGATAGTCATTGAGACGAACCAGGGCGGAGACATGGCGGAGGAGACACTCCGCAACGCCGGGTTCAAAGGTCGCATCATTCGTGTCCATGCCAGCAAAGGGAAGTATGCCCGCGCGGAGCCGATATCGGCGCTCTACGAACAGGGGCGAGTGGCAAATCACGGCAATCTCTACGTGTTGGAGAACCAGCTGATGGAATACATACCCGCCACCGCGAAGAAATCACCTGACCGGCTCGACGCGATGGTTTACGCACTGACAGAACTGAATGGATCGCAACCTGTGGGGATGATGATTCCTAATCGCCTTCGGGGGGGATAATCATGAAAGACAAATGCAAATGCCCTGGCTGTGAACGCAAAAGAAAAGGTTGGCCTGGTTATCAGCCATGTGCCAAAAATTATCCCGCTGGGGAAATTGCTCCACCACCTAAGCGACCATAACGGACAAACCATGACTGACAAATTAACACTAGCCGTCAATCACGCGCTGAATGACGTCAGGCTAGCTCGCGCCCGTATGGGGATGCTGGCACCAACAATGGGTCTGGATAATAAGCGTCATTCCGCATGGTGCGAATACGGCTTCCCTGAGCAGGTAACATACGAAAATCTCTATGCGCTCTATCGCCGCGGTGGCATAGCCCACGGCGCAGTTGAGAAACTGGTTGGCAAGTGCTGGCAGACGAACCCGGAAATCATCGAGGGTGACGACGCAGACGAGAGCGAAGATGAAACCGCGTGGGAGAAGAAAACGAAGCTGGTATTCACCAACCGATTATGGCGCTCATTCGCTGAGGCGGATCGCCGTCGTCTTGTCGGTCGATATGCCGGAATACTGCTGCACATCCGCGATGAAAAAGACTGGAATCTGCCTGCCACGAAAGGCCGTGGGCTACAGAAGGTTTCCGTGTCATGGGCTGGGTCGTTGAAGGTTGGCGAGTGGGACACTGGCATTAACTCTAAGACATACGGCCAGCCGAAGATGTGGAAGTACACCGAACGGTTGCCGAATGGTTCAAGCCGCCGTGTGGATATTCACCCTGACCGAGTATTCATCCTGGGTGATTACTCAGAAGATGCAATCGGATTCCTTGAACCAGCATATAACGCCTTTGTCAGTCTGGAGAAGGTGGAAGGTGGTTCAGGTGAGTCGTTCCTAAAGAACGCTGCACGCCAGCTTAATGTCAACTTCGAAAAGGAAATCGACTTCAAAAATCTGGCGTCGCTGTATGGCGTGAGTATTGATGAACTACAGGATAAGTTTAACGAAGTTGCTGGGGAAATTAACCGTGGTAACGACGTGCTAATGACCACGCAGGGGGCGACAGTTACACCCCTCGTTACATCAGTTGCAGACCCTACAGCAACATACAACGTGAACCTCCAGACAGCAGCCGCAGGGGTAGATATTCCTACGAGAATTCTGGTTGGTAATCAGCAGGCAGAACGTTCAAGTACTGAAGACCAAAAATATTTCAACGCCCGATGTCAGTCTCGCCGCGTAGACCTGTCATTCGAGATAGAGGACTTTTGCGACAAGCTCATTGAGCTGCAGATTATCGACTCCGTCAGCCAGAAAGCGGTGATATGGGATGACCTGAACGAACAGACCGGTACTGAAAAGCTCACCAACGCCAAGACCATGGGCGAGATTAACCAGACCATGCTGGGCAGCGGTGACAACCCGGCGTTTAGCCGTGAGGAGATTCGCACAGCTGCGGGCTATGACAATGATGACGAAGAGCCGTTAGGAGAAGAGGATGGCGACGAAGAGGACAAAGCCACCGATTCTGCCGCGTAACTATCAGGATCCGACCGGAGCCGATGCGCTGGAACGCCGGGCAATGAAAGACTTCTCCAGGCGAATGAAACGCATTGGCAAAGCCTACAAGGATATCCTCGACCGCATTCCTGCATCACCATCAGTAAACCAGCGCTACACCTTCGAACTCGACTCCACCCAGCTATCAATGCTCCTCAGCAATGCCTCATTGCTGGTGGATGAGATTCTGGGTGCGGATAACGAGACGGGG